TATAGTTGCCTCACACTCCGATTTTGTGTGGTGACTGCTTGAGAGTTGCGCTAGACTGGCGTAGACTAAGTCTCTCCACTGTTAGGCTGAATTGGTTACAGCTTGTGGGGTTTGAAGCACCGGACTACCTTCGGAGAGGGGTCAAAAGATAAACTGCGGTGAAAAGTCCAGCACCATGGCGGCATTACCAACCGTTGATGATGTGTACGAGTGGAGACAGCTAATGTTGGCACGGAAGAGGCCGAGCTTCTTCACGCTTGGGACCGAAGAGCTAGCACAGCGGCGCGACTTGGCACGTCGCGTCACTGATATGCAACGCGAGTCCCATGATGTTACATTGTGGGGGGCTTGGTGTGACCATGTATTGGAGTGGTGGTACACCAGCCCACTAACGAAGTGGCTGTGTGGCGTGGACAGCGAAGGGTGGATACAGGCGCGGCAGTTTGATCGGGCGCTAAGTGACACCCGCGAGCTTATGCGTACACAGATCGGCTACGAAAATGGTCCAGCGGGATTTAGGAAGGAGCTATTGCTCGTGCAGGAGGTGTCGCGGGTACTGCTTCTTAATGGTTGCGCTAGTGACGTTTGTGTTGACCCATCTCATGAAGAGGAGGGTTCTGATGTGGACTCGGGCGAGGAGGAGCCCGTTTTAGATTATTCTGGGGCAGGTGAGGAACCGTCATCTGCTGGTGTTGGATCTCCCAATGGTGGTGAGCCAGAGGAGCATTCTTCACCCACGCCGAGTGTTGCCCACCCAGTGGACCCAGCCGCTGGTAAACACTCTACATTGCTCGTGTGTCCCACCTACGAGGAGGTGCGTGACGTGGAAGGAGGAGAGTACCGCTCGTACGACCCAACTGCGGTAATTCCTCTTTTGTGGCACCCGAAATGGGCGCCACACCACGTGCCTGCTGTGGATATGGTTAAGATTGTTCCGATGTTTGCTGCCCGGGTCGTGCTGCAGCTCGAGCAACAGTTGTCACGTCTTGAAGAGACTGAGTCCAACCGTAAGGTTGTTTCTAGGCGTTTGGCAATGTTGGCGAGAGATCATGGAATCCGTCAGGACATGATGACCCACCACACCGAGCTAATTATTGAGGCCTTCTTTCAGCTGAGGGATGATGAGGTTTGGGCCGCTGCGCGCAAGAGGTTCCCACGTATACGTGGGCGCAAGCTGCGCCGGTCCACCACCACAGCTTGAGGGGGCCCAGTGACGGTGCACGGCGTTGATACAGTAGTGAGTCCTATGCTTAGGCAGAAAGTGGACCTACTGTTTCCACGCAAGTTGTGCGTGCACCGGAACGGGCTGCCACACAAAACCCGTCGGTTCGTCGCTACCACCGGGTTTGGCCCAGATCACAACCTGGGAGTTTATAATGCGTCAGTCAACACGGCCGAACGGGCCTTAATTGAGCGATCCTTCTTGTGCAAGGAAGGGAATACTTTTAGACCAGCTATACCCGTTCGGCCACGTGCCTTCACAACACCCCTGCTTAAGACATTCCATGGCTTCGTCATGAGCGCCATGCCACGGCTTCCCCTACTAACTGTCCAACAAGTTGTGGATACTTATACTGGGCCTAAGCGTAAGCGGTATGAGCTCGCCATGGAATCACTGCAGCAAAAGCCTTTCGAGGATAATGACGCCTCGCTGCAGATGTTTGTGAAGAGGGAAAAACAGGACGTGCAGAAAGCCCCTAGGGTTATCAACCCTCGCTCTCCACGTTACAACTTATTGCTTGGCACCTATCTCAAGCATGCTGAGCATCACTTCTTTGATGCCATTAACTGCGCATGGGGAGCGAGGACGCGCTCAACCGTTATCAAAGGGTTTAATGTGTTTGATTCAGCAGCGACATTAAGAGAAAAATGGGAATTGTTCAAAGACCCTGTGGCCGTAGGACTTGATGCGTCTAAATTTGATATGCACGTTTCACAACGGGCACTTAGATATGAGCACAACTTCTACAAGAGTTTGTTTCCCGGCGACAAACTTCTTAAACGGTTATTGAAATTGCAGCTTGTCAATCGGGGGATTGGTTGGTTCGATGATGGCTGTGTTAAGTTTACATTAATGGGCACTCGTTGCTCCGGGGATTTGAACACCAGTTTGGGAAATTGTATTCTCATGTGTGCCATGGTGTGGGAGTATTGCCAGCGCAGAGGGGTTGATGCTGAGCTGGCCAATAATGGTGACGATTGTGTCATCTTCCTAGACCGATCACAATTAAAGTTGTTTATGAGCGGTTTGAACAATTGGTTTAAAACCAAGGGCTTTGCTATGACTGTAGAGGAACCAGTCAGGGATTTTGAAATGGTAGAGTTTTGCCAGACTAAACCGGTGTGGGATGGTTATAATTGGCGCATGGTCAGGAAGCATGGAGCGGTGCTGCGTAAAGACCCAATGTGCCTAATATCCGTCCCCACTGAAGGTGTGTACAAACGGTGGCTAGATGCGGTTGGTAAGTGTGGCGTTGCGATCACTTCTGGGCTGCCAGTGCAATATGATTTCTACGAATGCCTGGTTAGGAATGCAGAAGGAAATGTCTGTGGAGACAAATTCCTTGCGTATATCATGAAGAATACCTCTCGGTTGGAACAACTGCGTGGCGTTGCGTTAGGCCCGCACGCCATTACTGCTGACGCTAGGGCGTCGTATTATTTTGCATTTGGGGTTTTGCCCGATCAGCAGTTGGCGCTGGAACACCACTACCAGCGTCTCGTCTTGAGCTGTCAATCTTTGTTTTCGAAAATTGAGTCTTCGGAGTTGCCGGACGTACTTGCCGGGGCGAGTATACCACAACATGACGAAGAGTAAGAAAATCACTGTGCGCGTAAAGCGCGTGCCTAGAAAGAATGCTTCCAAGCAAAAGAAAGAGATCACCAGACTTGGACGAGTCCTACGCAACATTGGAGGGCTGGCAGGCGGCATGGCCGGCAATTTTGTCGGTCAATCAACCGCCGGGTCAGCCATGGGCACCAATTTGGGTGCTGCGTTGTCGCGATGGCTCGGTTCTGGAGATTACACAGTAAAGTCAAACAGCATCATTTCATCCTTGAGGACGAGTGACGCAATTCCAGCTATGCACAACAATGGTCAGTCGATCACAGTCCGGCACAAAGAGTATCTTGGTGCCGTTACTGGTAAGACTGCATTCACTGTACAGAACACATTCAACTTGAACCCAGGGCTACCAGAAACATTCCCATGGCTTAGTGACATTGCCACTAGGTTCCAGGAATATGTTATTAAAGGGGCAGTTTTCCACTATGTACCGACAAGTGGTACTGCCGTGACCGGCACCAATCCAGCCCTGGGTAGCATTATGCTCCAAACGTCTTACCGTGCTAATGACAATGCGCCGGCTAGCAAGGTAGAAATGCTGAATGAGTTTTGGTCGAGTGAAGGTAAACCGAGTGAGCCATTGGCACACCCAATTGAATGTGCACCGCAGGAAACAGTTCTCCAAGCGCGATATGTACGCAACACCAGCATACCAACTACTGAGTCTGCCCTCTTCTATGATTTGGGTGTGACCTACTTGGCTGTGCAGGGGCAGTTATCAGATGACACTGTCTTGGGGGACTTGTGGCTTACGTATGAAGTTGAGTTGCGCAAACCAGTAATGCGGTCGTCGGTAGCCGATAATTCACAGTCGACTTACATCACGTTCACTACTAAACCAGATACAGGGCCGGCCTACCCATATGGTCAGCATGGTTATGATTACAACACAACCTCGCACACCTTAACTTTTCCAGAAGGTGCTGCTGGGGTGTATTTGGTTGAGTACCATTTCGTTGGTACGGTTGAAGCGGCTGTTAATTTGAGTGCTACTTGGACCAGCCCAGTTAACATGACTTGGTCAGTGATATCAGCTCCAGGGAGTAGCACTAGCGCCATGAGCGGCTTTTGCTCATTCCGAGCTATTATTCCTGACCCCACGAAACAGGCCGCAGTTACTGCACCCACCGCTAGCTGGACTGAAAACTCAACTGCTACGCATATCCATTTGACAGTCACACGAGTGTCTTCAGTGCTGTAAGCGCGTTGCCCACATAAACATACCCAATACAAAAATGTAAATATGCCAATGCTGCCAACATTGGTCGCCTGGTTTGCACCCGGGATGTATGTAGGAAAACAGAAAACAGAAACAGAGATAGGTGGGAGGGGTCTGGCCCTCCCTTTCCCGTTCCAGGACTATGTCCAGCCGGAAGGTAAGCCAGAACGCTAGTTAAATCCACTTTGGTGGGGGGCTACTAGTGGAACAAAAAGATCTACACAACAG